TGAACACCACCAATATGAGTGAGATCACCCAGCTCTACGAAAAGTGGAAGGGATTCTCTTGGGTTATGAAGAATGTTGGTTTCTGGGGAGCAATTGCAATAGCTTTCATTGTAGGTGTCATTGCTACTGTAATTAAAATGGGATAAGTAAATAATGGCTACAAGTAATAGTACTAACTTCTCTGTAACGCGGGATGACATTATTAAGGGGGCTTTACGGTTATGTGGTGCTGTTGCTCTTGGTGAAACCCCAACGACAGACCAAGTAACAGAAGCCAGTGAATCACTTAATATGCTGGTTAAGGCATGGCAAGCAGATGGAATGGCTCTTTGGGCACTCAAGGATTATAGTCTTGGACTAACTCTTGGAGCACAAAGCTACAACATTGGTCTTGGAGAAACTGTTAATATTCCTAAACCACTTAAAGTAACACAAGCAATTCTGCACGACACACAGACTAATGTAGATATCCCTATGAGGATTATCACCAAGGATGAATATAAACGACTTGGTAACAAGACTACTACAGGACAACCAATTCAGATCTACTATGACCCACAACGGGACTATGGTGTTCTGTATACCTTCCCCCCAGCAGATGCTACCTCTGTATCCTATAAGCAAATCAAGTTTACATACCAACGTCCTTTTGAGGACTTTGATGCTAGTACAGATAATCCAGACTTCCCACAGGAATGGTTTGAGGCTCTTAAGTATGGCCTAGCTACACGGTTAGCCGGTGAATATGGTATTAGTATGGAAGACCGAAAGCAACTTCTCTTTGAGGCTAATGCCATTAAACAAGAAGCCCTTGGGTATGGGACGGAAGAAGGCAGTTTCTTTATTACAGCAGACGTTAGGAAATATTAAAATATTATGGCTACAACTAATTTCGTACAGGGAACGACTATTACATCAGATTGGTTAAACGAGGTAGATGCCCACACATATGACCAAGAGACCGGGGCACATGTATCTGGTAATATCTCGTTTACTCAAAGTGGTACTGGGGCTATTGCTAGTACTGTAGAAGATACTCTTAAGGCTTCTATTGTAGCAAGTGCTAATTATAGCACGGTGGCTGCTGCAAAAACGGCGGCTGGCGCTAAACCAGTATTAGATTCCAGTACAGGAACGCTTTGGATTGATGGGGCAACCCCGTCCTTTGATGAGGCAACGAGTACTCTAGCCCGTGCTATTGCACTAGACAATGGTGGCACTACTGTAGTAGTACCTGCAGGTACTAATGCTAATCTAGTAGGAGCAAGGAATGGTGGTTCTGAGAACAACTATACTGTAGGTAGTGCTGGTGTAGCTGCTGCTTATACTTTCTATCAACGCAGTACATCGGCAAGTCATAGTTCTTCCAACAACTATGGTGTTATTGGTGCTATGTATAATGCAGGGCCGGGAACTACCAAGGCTATTTATGGTCGAGCTATTGCTGAAACTGGTAGTACTGGTGTTGTTATGGGAGCTGTTTTTGGGGTAAATACTGTAGCAGGTATTTCTAATGCAACAGCAGTGCAGGTAACTGTAGATACAGATAGCGGAACACAAGTAGATACTGGTCTATTAATAGATAGTAATACTGCAACTACAGCAGTAATTGAAAATGCCATCCTTGTAGATGACGTGGCTATTCCTGCTGGTGGTTCTGTTCTTCGTGCCCGTGCTAAAGGTGCAGGTGATTTTCTAACATTTACTAATGCAGCAGGGGCTGCTAATTTATTCTCAGTGAATAGTTTAGGGCAGATTGATACGATTGCTGGAGTGACTACTACTCTATCTCTAACAGAGGAGGTACCACTTGCATTAAATAATGCTACTAGAGAATATCAGCTACAAGCAGTTAATTCTGGGGATTATCTTAGAATCATTGCTGGTGCTAGTGGCGATGCACTAACCGTTACATCACAACTAAATCTAGGGGTTGGAGGTAGGACTAATTTTGGTAGTGGTACTGGTGGTATTATTGGTATCCCTAATGCTACAGCAGCTCCTAGTACTAATCCAACAGGTGGTGGTTGTTTGTATGTAGAAGCTGGTGCTTTAAAATATCGTGGATCTGCTGGAACGGTTACTGTACTTGCTCCCGCATAATTTATAAAGAGAAGCTAATGGCTAAACGACAACAACAAACTGCTGGTAATCAATCAAAGAAAACACTGCGAGTTCCTCTCGCGGGTAATGGACAACAACGGGATACAATCTCAGAGAAAGACCAGCGATTTGTTAACTATGTCTTTGAGACCACCAAGAACAGTGTTACTGAAACAAAGAAACTCTTTCTGGTAAAGCGTCCCGGTACAACTGAGTATATGTACCCAGCTACTGCGGCAGCTGAGGGTCGTGGGTGTTGGTACTTTAATGGATCAGTCTGGTCTGTCTTTGGAGACAAACTATATCGTGGACTTACTGAGAAAGCTACTCTTAGTACATCTACAGGACAATGTGGTGCTGTACAGTTTGTTAACAACGATGACTTCGGACAACAGGGACTGTTTCTTGCAGATGGTGTAGATGCTTGGATTATTGATTCCAGCAATACTGTAACTCAAGTAGATACAATCTATCTCCAATGGTCTGCTAAGACCACAGTAGAAGAAGGTGATCGGCGTGTTCCGACAACCCTTGGAGCACTCTGGTATGTCTGTACTCAATCAGGTAAAACAGGCACTACCCAACCTCCGTGGCCCGTTACGGTTGGCTTAACTGTTACTGATGGAACAGCAGAATGGCGGTGTGAAGGAACATACTCTGGCCCAGTGAAGTATACTACAGGTGCTAAATCAGTAGGGGATCGTTGTATCCCTACAGTTGAATCTGGATACTGGTATGAGGTTATTACTGCTGGTACTGGTACAGCAGAGCCGGGGACTGGAGCAACTGCTCCTTGGCCTTTAGATATTGGGGATACTGTAACAGACAATACGGTTGTGTGGAAATGCATGGGACAGTATGGTGGTTTCCCCACCCCACACGTAGCAACCCCTTCCTTTATGGATGGATATATCTTCCTACCAGACAGCAACTCGCTGGATATCTATGGTTCAGATGTATCTGCTCCTGCTAGTTGGGGTGCTCTTAACTTTGCTAGTGCAGAGAGTTATCCAGACCCACTTGTTGGGTTAGCTCGGCAGAACAACTTCATTGCTGCTCTTGGTGAGACTTCTGTTGAGTTCATGTACAACTATGCAAAGACAAACCAGATCACTGAGTTTGACTCTCCACTAGATCGGTATGAGTCTCTGGTACTGCAAACAGGCTGTTTAACGAAGGATTGTCTGCTTGCAGCAGAGCGTACTCTGGTGTTTATTGGGGTATCTAATCTATCAGGTAAGACTATCTGGAGGTTGGATGGTACCAATGCCAAGGAGATCTCTACGGAATACGTGGAGAAGTTCCTAGACCTAGAGGATGCTACAAGCGGTGTTACTGGCTTTAGTGTGCGTATTCTTGGGCACATGTTGTTTGTGGTTAACCTGCCTACAGCAGATAAAACCTTTGTCTATGACCTAGAAGAGAACATGTGGTGTGAATGGGAGTTTAATGGGGGCCGTATGCCCTTTATGAGCTTCTGTGATGCCAACGGTATTGCTATCCTACAGCACGAATCTAATGGTAAACTTTACAAATTAGACCCATTAGTGTATAATGATTTTGACAGTACAACCATTACTTCCAAGGTAATTCTAGCAAAACAAGACTTTGATACAGACGACTTTAAGTTTTTCCATAAGTTTGTAATCATTGGGGATAGCTGTACTGGAACGGATACACTACGCTGGTCAGATGATGACTACGCTACTTGGTCTAACTCAAAGACATTAACTACGGGATTACGTCCCTACTTTATGCGTAGTGGTAAAGCTAGGCGTAGAGCATGGGAGATTTCATATGCACACAATTCACCACGACGGCTTGAGGCTGTCGAAATTACCTACTCTGTTGGAGACCACTAATGGCTACTAGAATTCCACCACCCCCAATTACTACTGAAGATAAGGGTGCGTGGTCTTCTTGGTATCTAGCAATCAAGGAAGCTATTAACCAGTTAGCAGCACTAGCACCTATATCCCCAACAGCGGAAGTAGCTGCATCAGCAGCAAGGGGAGCAGCCGCAGCAGAAGTACCCTCTACAGCACCAGCAACAGCAGAGGTAGTCCCATCAGCCGCTACCCCTGCAACGCCTTCTGCGGCACCACTAGCCCCACCAAATACAGAGGAGGCATACGAACCAATACCAGCGCCTACAGCGCCTACTAGGAAGCCTTTACCAAAGTCTCCACCACGAGCCATGCTCAGTAGGCCACCAGCTACACCAGCACCAATTACCACACCAATGGTAGCAGCACTAATACCAAGAATAGTACCACCAATAGCAGCACCAATTGCTGTGCCTACTGCTGCGCCTACAAAACCAACGGCCATTGAAATAATAGCAGCCATATTACATATTCTCCTTATTCTCTAGATATCGAGTGTAGTCATTATAGGTATCTACCCACAACTCTTTCTCGATCTCGTCTAGTGTCTTATCTTTAATCTCTGTTACGGCATGTGCCGTGATCCACATAGTTTCTTTATTTGCGTAAGCAACCTTCTTTAATCCTGCCTTGCTTACAAAAATAGAGCCGGGTTGTGTAACCCTACGACGACCTTCTTCTGTGATAACTAGTAAATCACCATATACCATAATGTCTAGAGTTTCTGTAAGATGAACAGCTCCTGTTACAGTAGCCCCTGCTGGGATAATAATCTTGCGTAAATAAACCCCATCAGCAATGTGATGGGTAGTCTGTGGATCAGCTTGAGGATATTCTAAGATCTCTTCTTCTAGATCTTGTACTCTCCGCTGAAACGTACTGAGTTTAGTATTTCCTTGTTTAGCCGGTAACATCTAAGATATACCCATAAATCCATTCGTCTACAAAAGTATCACCAACCTTCCGGGAGTCTACCAGAGTACCTTCTAGGTTGAACCCAAGCTTAGTAAGCAGTGGGTGCATATCAGGACAAGTAGTAGCTAACTCCATCTTGTGCATTGGAGTCTTCTCTAGGAAGATAGTGAACAGCTCTTTAACCGCACGAGTAAGTTTGTTAGGCTTATAGTCAGATCCCATAAGGATAAACATATGGAACGTATATGGAGTCTTATCCAAGAAGAGCATACTGATTCCATCTTGATATGCCAGATAGATCGTTTGATCTAGCACAGCACTCTTAATGTACTCAATAGCTTCTTCCTTGTCTTTATTCCAAAGCCGTAGGTCTTCTAGTAGTACATCAGAGGACTTTCGTATACTATCTACCACATGTTCTGGTAGATCATTACCACAGTATAGTTCCATAGTTTAGTCTACCTCTACTCGAATGTGCCAGTCATCAGTGAAGGCAGTTGAAGAGGTTCCTTTCGAGTTATGTATCAGAACAGTTATTGTATCCGTAGCACTCACATATGCAAACCAAATCAAACCAGATTGTATTGTACTAGGTGGGTCTACCATTACTGCAGCACCTGTGCGTGCTCCAGTTACTGTTGCCGTTAATTCAGCAGTAGCGTTAGCGGCAAGAACACCAAAGTCAAGACTACGTACTTCA